GTGTTCCTGCGAGTAAGTTCACTCGTAAAAAAATTACTGCTAATGAAAAGCAGGAAGACTTGGTTGGACTTGATACTACTATTGATTGGAAAAATACAGGTGATAACAGTTATGACGGAGAGAAGCTTAATCTACTAGTACACGATGAAAGTGGAAAGTGGGAAAGACCTGATAATATATTAAACAATTGGCGAGTTACAAAAACATGTTTAAGATTAGGTAGTAGAATAGTAGGTAAGTGTATGATGGGTTCAACTTCCAACGCCCTTGATAAAGGTGGAGACAACTTTAAAAAACTATACAATGACTCAGATGTATCAAGACGAAATCGTAATGGACAAACAAAGTCTGGCTTATATTCTTTGTTTATCCCAATGGAGTGGAACTACGAAGGATTTATTGATGAACACGGAAATCCAGTCTTTAATAATCCAGATAATGATGTATACGGACCAGACGGAGAATTAATTGATTATGGCATTATAGATCATTGGCAAAATGAAGCTGATGGTTTAAAACAAGATCAAGATGCATTAAATGAGTTTTACAGACAGTTTCCAAGAACTGAAGAGCATGCATTTAGAGATGAAGCAAAAAATAGTATATTTAATTTAGTTAAAATATACGAACAAATAGATTATAATGAAGAGGTAAGACCAGCTTTAAGTGTTGGTAATTTTCAATGGGTTAATGGCGTAAAAGATAGTAAAGTAATATTTTACCCAGATCCAAAAGGTAGATTTAATATAAGTTGGATGCCACCAGCTATTTTACAAAATAGAATAACAATAAAAAATGGAAGCAAACACCCTGGCAACGATCATTTGGGCGCTTTTGGCTGTGACAGCTACGATATTAGCGGTACTGTAGATGGTAAAGGCTCAAAAGGAGCATTACACGGTTTAACTAAATTTAGCATGGAAGACTGTCCGCCAAATCAGTTTTTTTTAGAATATATAGCTAGACCTCAAACAGCTGAAATATTTTTTGAAGACGTGTTAATGGCTTTAGTTTTTTATGGCATGCCTATACTTGCTGAAAATAATAAACCAAGATTATTATACTATTTAAGACGTAGAGGTTACAGAAGTTACAGTATGAATCGTCCTGATAAAGCTTGGAACAAACTGTCTGTAGCAGAAAAAGAAATAGGTGGTATACCTAACTCTAGTGAAGATATAAAACAAGCGCACGCTGCTGCTATTGAAATGTATATACAAGGCCATGTTGGCCAAATGCAAACGGGTAGTTACGGAAGTATGCACTTTAACAAAACATTAAACGAGTGGAGTAAGTTTGATATAAATAAACGTACAAAGTTTGATGCGACTATTAGTAGTGGTTTAGCTATTATGGCTTGCAACAGGCATTTATACAAACCAAATCCGAACGTGCAAAAACAAAAATTAAACATAAACATAGCTAGATATAAAAATGATGGCTATAATTCTAAAATAATAAAGTAAATATATGGCAGAGTCTGTTATAAAAGGTTATTTTCCAAGTCAAGTAGTAAGTGACGCAGAAAAAATTAGTTACGATTATGGTTTGCGAGTTGCTAAAGCAATAGAAACTGAGTGGTTTTATAATGATTATAATCAAACAAGATATACAACGCAAAAAAACAATTATCATAATCTAAGATTATATGCTAGAGGTGAACAACCTATAGATAAGTATAAAGATGAATTATCTATTAATGGTGATTTGTCTTATCTTAATTTAGACTGGAAGCCAGTACCTGTTATACCTAAGTTTGTAGATATAGTTGTAAACGGCTTAGCAGAACGTATGTATGATATAAAAGCATATTCACAAGATCCTTTTGGTGTACAAGAAAGAACAGAGTATATGCAGTCTATTATTAACGACATGGAGCTAAAAGACTTTGATCAGTTTGCTAAAGCAGAACTAGGGTTTAGTACTAGAGAGTCTTCAATAGAAGAGTTACCAGAAACAAATGAAGAGTTACAACTGCACATGCAAATAACATATAAGCAAGCAGTAGAACTAGCAGAAGAGCAAGCTTTAAAAGTATTAATGGAAGGTAACAACTATGAGTTAATTAAAAAACGTTTTTACTATGACTTAACAGTGCTTGGTATTGGTGCTGTAAAAACAGACTTTAATACTTCTGAAGGTGTTACCATTAAATACGTTGATCCAGCAGATTTAGTTTATTCTTATACTGAGTCACCTTATTTTGATGATATATACTATGTTGGCGAAGTAAAAACTGTGCCTATAAACGAATTAGTAAAACAGTTTCCGTTTTTAGAGCAAGAAGATTTAGAAGATATAGTTAAAAATAAAAACTATTATCAAACTAATTACAATAGAGGTGATAGTCATTATAGAGAAGCAGATAATAATAAAGTTCAAGTTTTATATTTTAATTATAAAACTTATATGAACGAAGTTTATAAAGTAAAAGAAGTTGGTAGTGGTGCTGAGAAAGCAATAGAAAAAGATGATAGTTTTAATCCGCCACAAGAAAAAGAAGGTAATTTTACAAGGTTACAAAGAAACATAGAAGTTTTATATGAAGGCGCTTTAATATTAGGTACTAACAAGCTTTTAAAATGGGAGATGGCTAAAAATATGATGAGGCCAAAAAGTGATTTTACTAAAGTTAAAATGAACTATGCTATTGTAGCTCCTCGTATGTATAAAGGTAAAATTGAAAGTTTAGTTAGACGTATTACAGGTTTTGCTGATATGATACAACTTACACATTTAAAGTTACAACAAGTTATGGCCCGTATGGTGCCAGACGGTGTTTACTTAGATGCTGATGGTTTAGCTGAAATAGATTTAGGTAACGGTACAAATTATAATCCGCAAGAAGCTTTAAATATGTTTTTCCAAACAGGTAGTGTTATTGGTAGATCATTTACTCAAGACGGTGATATAAACCCTGGTAAAGTACCTATAAAAGAAATAACTAGTGGTAGTGGTGGTAATAAAATTAATGCGCTTATAACTAACTATAACTATTACATGCAGATGATACGTGATGTAACCGGTTTAAATGAAGCTAGAGATGGTAGTACACCTGATAAAAACGCTTTAGTAGGTGTACAAAAATTAGCAGCAGCTAATAGCAATACAGCAACAAGGCATATATTACAGTCTGGTTTATTTTTAACCGCAGAAATAGCAGAGTGTTTATCATTAAGAATATCTGATATTATAGAATACTCACCAACAAGAGATGCTTTTATACAAGCTATAGGTGTTCATAACGTAGCTACACTTGAAGAAATGTCTAGTTTATACTTATATGATTTTGGTATATTTATAGAGTTAGCTCCTGATGAAGAAGAAAAAGCTAGACTTGAAAATAATATACAAGCTGCTTTAGCTCAACAAAGTATAAACTTAGAAGATGCAATTGATATTAGAGAAGTAAAAAATATTAAATTAGCAAATCAACTTTTAAAAATACGTAGAAAAAAGAAAGCTGATCTTGATAGACGTATGCAGTTAGAAAATATACAAGCTCAATCACAGTCTAACGCCCAAGCAGCTCAAGCAGCAGCACAAGCAGAAGTACAAAAAGAACAAGTATTGATGCAGTCAAAAGCACAGTTTGAACAAATAAAAGCACAGCTTGATGCTCAAAAAATGCAACAAGAAGTTCAGTTTAAAAAAGAGTTAATGGCTTTAGAGTTTCAATACAACATGCAAATTAAGGGTGTAGAAACTGATGGCATGAAACAAAGAGAAAAACAAAAAGAAGACAGAAAAGACGAAAGAACTAAAATACAAGCTACTCAACAATCAGAGCTTATAGATCAAAGAAAAACAGGTAAACCACCTAAAAAGTTTGAGTCTGCAAGTAATGATATAATTGATGGTAACTTTGATTTAGGTTCGTTTGACCCTAGTTAAAATTTATTAATTATTATTATATTATATTATGGAAGAAAACAAAGAAAACGTAGTCGAAGAGACTACACAAGAAACTGTACAAACAGTTGATGAAACAAAATTTGAAACAGCTGGAGATAAAAGCGTTTTAAAAGTAGATTTAAATAACCCACCAAAAACAAAAGAAGATGCCGTTCAGAAGCAAAGCACAGATGAGGTTCCTGTACGCAACGAACCCGAAGCTAGCGGAGAAGTTCAGGAAAAAAACGAAAAAGTCGTTGAAGAAGTTACCGGAGAAGATAAAAAAGAACTCGCCGAAGAAGTTTCTGATGAGCAACCCGTTATTGAAGAAATAACAGAAGAACAAGTTGAAGAAAAAGTAGAAGAACTAGTTGAAGAAACTAAAGAAGCTATTACTGAAGCTCAACAAACAGGTAAAGAGCTACCAGAAAATATACAAAAACTTGTTGATTTTATGGAAGATACAGGTGGTGATATAAACGATTACGTTCGTTTAAATCAAGACTACAGCAAATACAATGATGATGCTGTACTAAGAGAATACTATAGACAAACTAAAAAACATTTGTCAGAAGAAGAAATTAACTTTTTAATGGAAGACTCTTTTTCATACGATGAAGAAGAAGAAACTGAAAGAGAAATAAAAAGAAAAAAATTAGCGTTAAAAGAGCAAGTTGCCAGCGCTAGAGCCCATTTAGACGGGCAAAAGTCTAAATACTATGAAGAAATTAAAGCCGGGTCAAAGTTGACCTCTGAACAACAGAAAGCTGTTAACTTCTTTAATAGATATAACAAAGAATCAGAAGAGAATCAAAAAGTTGTAGAACAACAAGCTAAAACTTTTAAATTAAAAACTGATAATATATTTAATAAAAACTTTAAAGGTTTTGAATATAATGTTGGTGATAAAAGATATAGGTTTAATGTTAAAAATACAAACGAAGTAAAAGAAACTCAAAGCGATATTAATAATTTTGTCAAAAAGTTTTTGAACAAAAACAATGAAATGTCAGATGCTGCGGGTTATCACAAGTCTTTGTTTACAGCAATGAATGCTGATGCTGTTGCAAAACACTTCTACGAACAAGGTAGAGCAGATGCTTTAAAACAAAGCGTTGCTAAATCTAAAAATGTTGATATGTCACCAAGACAAGCTTTTGGTGAAGTTGAAGCAGGAGGTGTAAAAGTAAGAGCGTTAGGTGATAACTCTAATGATTTTAAGTTTAAAATTAAAAACAAATAAATAACAAATTTAAAATTTAAAAATTATGGCAATTACTGCAGGAGGTAGTTTGAATAGTGTGCCTGCTCCAAAGCAACAAACACTAGCATCAAACTACATCGATTTTACGAGCACTGACACTAAAGGTTGGGCTCAACAATATTTACCAGATCTAATGGAAAAAGAAGCTGAAGTGTTCGGTAACAGAACTATTTCTGGTTTTCTTTCACAAATTGGAGCTGAAGAAGCGATGACTGCTGACCAAGTTATTTGGTCTGAGCAAGGTCGTTTACATTTATCATACCAAGGTACAGTAGCTGTAGCTGGTGATGTTAATGGTACATTTTCAATTACTGCTGATATTGACGGCGATACAGATGTTGCTTCTAGCACTTCTAGAACTCATGCTGTTAGAGTAAACGATACTGTACTTATTGCAAGTGCTGGGAAAGTTTCAAAATGTTTAGTAGTAGAAACTCCAGACTCAAACGTTATTTCAGTTGAGCCTTATGGTGCTACTGATTTAACTGGCCACGCTACAACTGCTGGTGGATCTATATTATTAGTTATAGGTTCTGAGTATGGTAAAGGTCAGTCTTACTCTGACGTTACTGGTACTCACAACGCTGACAGAAGAGAAGCTATTGAGCCTTCTTTTAAGCAATTTAACAACAAGCCAATAATCATG